TGTAACTTCAAGAACCGAATCATCGAGCCAATTCATTCAAGGTGTGCAGTCATCGAATTCAATTCGGACAAATCTACCTTGGTCGGCCTGTGCGCAAAGTTTCACAAGCGCCTGACCGGAATACTGAAGGCTGAAGGTGTTCAGTATGACGTTAAGGTCCTGGTCGAGATCATCTCTCAGTTTGCTCCGGACTGGCGCCGAATCTTAAACGAGTGCCAGCGCTATGCTGCAAGCGGAGCAATCGACAGCGGTATCCTGGCAAATCTAGGAGACCAGAATCTTAAGTCTCTTATCACTGCCTTGAAAGAGAAGAACTTCAAGGACATGCGGTCATGGGTAGTTGAGCATGCCTCGACTGATTCGGCCACACTGTTCCGAAAGATCTACGACAGCATGTCGGAGTATGCTAAACCTCAGTCGATCCCGCAGATCGTTCTGATCCTGGCAGACTACCAGTACAAGGATGCTTTTGTGGCCGATCACGAACTGAACACTGTAGCTTGTATGACCGAGCTCATGGCTTCGGTCGAATGGAAGTAACATGTGGAGACTCTGGGCTAAAGCACTGGGGGAAAAATCATCACCTGATAACAAGGAAGCAGACGTAGTTGCAATCATTCGCACCGCCATCTTAGTGGTTTACATGGTCACCAATGCGTTTATTGTGGCAGGTGTAATCCGTCACTGGTAATGAATCCATTCGAATACCTCAACAGCATCAACGATACCAAGAAGGATATCATGGTGGATGACATTGCCGAGAAGCAATACCTTCCATTCATGGTCAACCGAGGTCTGTCCTATTTCGTAGACACCATCCTGATCGCAAATGAGATGAACCGGAACCATCACCTGGATAACCGCCTCCAATTCGACTTCTGCATAAATAGTGTTCGTAAGCGGAAACGCTTCAGCAAGTGGCTTAAACCCCACGAGCACGATGACCTCTTGATTGTTAAGGAATACTATGGCTACAGTAATGAAAAGGCCAAAGCTGCCCTGTCGATCTTGAGTGCTTCGCAAATCGAAGATCTCAAACGTAAACTAAACACAGGTGGAAACCAGCAAACCAACACAGCCAAATCTAAGCATCGAGGAGACTCCAGTTGAATGGACTCCAGCTATGATGCTGGAGATCACGTTGTCTGAGCCAGATGATTTTCTTAAAGTTAGAGAAACTCTCACTCGCATCGGTGTGGCGTCTCGTAAAGAAACGAACAAGCTCTACCAATCCTGTCACATCCTTCACAAACAAGGGAGATACTTCATTGTCCACTTCAAAGAACTTTTTCTATTGGATGGCAAGCCGTCCAATCTCACAGTCAATGATCTCCAACGGAGAAACACTATTGCTACTCTGCTTTCTGATTGGGGTCTGGTTTCAATCGTAAATCCAGATCAGTCTAAGGATAAGGCTCCCCTGAGACAGATCAAGATCATCCCGCACAGGGAGAAGGCTAACTGGGAACTGTTGCCAAAGTATTCTATTGGCAACACAAAGTCAGATAAATAAGTTTGTTGGCAATCCCGCTAACAACCGTTGATGCCCGATTGGGGTCAGCGGAGACAGAACATAACCTCGCTTAATTGGAGGAAACTAAGATGACACAATACACGACAACCTCGTTTAACTTCCCACGTGCAAATTTCGTGGGATTCGATAGACTGTTCGATGAGCTTACACGAGCTCAGCTCGGTGCTCAGAACAACTATCCGCCACACAATGTGGTAAAAATCGATGATGACAACTACATCATCGAGCTTGCGGTTGCAGGCTTCAAGCAGGAAAATCTGGATATCCAGCTAAAGGATTCCATCCTGACTGTGACTGGCAAGAAAGAAGATACGCGCGAATACGCTCACAAGGGAATCTCTTCCCGTGAGTTTGTCCGCACGTTTACCCTGGGTGAACACGTCCAGGTCACAGGCGCAAACTTGGGAGACGGAATTCTCGCCGTCAACCTCGAGCGTGTTGTGCCGGAGGATGAACGCCCGAAGAAAATCGAGATCAATACTCCAGTGAAGACCAAGAAGGGTTTTCTGAAGGACTGACTCGTCTAAGTAAATAACCTGGCCGGTCGGCACTTTTATGTGTACGACCGGCCTTTTTTGTGCTAGGATCTGAGAGCGTGAATTTCTACACCAACGTCAGTCGATTCGGTTCGAATATCCTCTACCGTGGTTACAAGGACGGTAACCGAGTTCAGGAGAAGGTCAGGTTCAAGCCTACCTTGTTCTTGCCTTCTAAGTTAAAGAAGACGACCTGGACTGCCCTTGACGGAACGCCGGTCGAGCCTCATAAGTTTGATTCGATGAAGGATGCCAAGGAGTTCATTGAGAAGTACGAGGGAATCGACACGTTCAAGATCTTTGGGAATACTCGGTACATCTGCCAGTTCTTGCAGGAGAAGTTCCCTGACGAGATCCACTTTGATCGATCCATCATCAACGTTGCCTCGCTTGACATCGAGGTGATCTCCAATGACGGATTTCCGAAGCCCGAGGATGCTGCTCATGCGATCAGCACGATCACCATCAAGAACAACATTGACGGCATCTTTCACATCTGGGGTCTCAAGGAGTTTGACGAGGAGCAGTCGATCTATAAGGGAAAAGTCAAGTACCGGCAGTTCCGTTTTGAGAAGGACATGTTGGCCAACTTTGTGGTTTGGTTCTCGACTCCTCAGAATACACCTGACATCTTGACAGGTTGGAACACTCGCCTCTTCGACATTCCGTACATCGTGAATCGCCTCGAGCGTGTCTTCGGTCCTGACATGACGAAGAAGCTTTCCCCTTGGGGTTCAGTCGAGCCTCGTGAGGTCTCGATCAAGGGTCGTCAGGTCAAGATGTTCGATATTCTTGGTATCTCACAGCTTGACTATCTCGATCTGTTTCAGAAGTTCACGCTTAACACGTATGGTCAGCAGGAGTCTTACAAACTCGGCCACATCGCCCACGTCGTCCTAGGTGATGCCAAGTTATCCTATGCCGAGTATGGATCTTTGGCCAATCTGTACGAACACAACTTTCAGAAGTTTGTCGATTACAACATCAAGGACGTAGACATCGTTGACCGCCTGGAAGACAAGCTCGGCCTCATTACGCTGGTCATGACTCTGGCGTACATGGGCGGTGTGAACTATTCTGACACACTTGGAACGACTGCGATCTGGGACTCCATCATCTTCCGTGACCTCGCCAGAAAGGCCATCACGATCCCTCAGTCCAAAGAGCAAGCCAAGACTCAGTTCGCCGGCGGTTACGTCAAGGATCCGAAGGTCGGCATGCACAACTGGATCTGCTCGTTCGACCTCAACTCTCTGTACCCGAACCTGATCATTCAGTACAACATGTCTCCTGAGACCATTCTACCGGTTCTCATCCCTGACATGAATCCTGATGTGATCCTAGAGAATCGGCCATACAGCGGTGACATCTCGAACGCCATCATCGCTGCCAATGGCACTCACTTCTCTCCAGAGAAGAAAGGCGTCATTCCGCGAATCATCAGCGAGATCTACGACCGCCGTGTTCGCCTCAAGAAGGAGATGATCTCCGAGAAGAAGCGTCTTGAGACGATCTCCAAGGATGACAAGTCTGCACGAGTCGATTGTGAGAAGAACATCACTCGCCTGGAGAACCAGCAGATGGCAGTGAAGATCTTGCTGAACTCACTTTACGGTGCTCTCGGCAACAAGCACTTCCGTTATTTTGACCTTCGTGTGGCAGAGGCTGTGACCTTATCTGGTCAGCTAGCAATTCGTTGGGCTGAGAAGGCTGTCAACGAGTACCTCAATGACGTCCTGGGAACTAACGATAAACCGATCGACTTTGTGGTGGCCATTGACACCGACTCAGTGTACGTCTCGATGGATCGTGTCATTCAGATGTTCTCACCGAAGAATCCTGTCAAGTTCCTCGATGAGTTTTGCGGTAAGGGAATGGAGCCGATCTTCAAGAAGGCCTACGACGAGTTGGCCAAGAAGATGAACTGTCCTGAGAACCGTATGGGAATGAAGCGCGAGGCGATCGCCGATCGTGGCATCTGGACTGCCAAGAAGCGTTACATCCTGAACGTTCACAACAACGAGGGTGTCCAGTATGCCAAGCCGAAGATCAAGGTGATGGGTATCGAAGCCGTCAAGTCGTCGACCCCTGGTGTCTGCCGTGATGCTCTCAAGAAGATGTTCGAGGTAATCATGACGAAGACCGAGGTTGAAGCGCAAGAAGAGGTGGCTAAGTTCCGTGAACACTTCTTTAGTCTACCTCCCGAGGACGTGGCTTTCCCTCGATCGGCCTCAGACATTTCTGGATATGCTCGTGTGACAGACATCTATGCCTCCGGTACACCGATCCACATTCGCGGTTGCCTGTTGTTCAACCGAATGCTCAGAGATCGTGGGCTAGAGAATAAGTACCAACTCCTGAAGAACGGCGAGAAGATCAAGTTCATCTACCTTCGAACTCCGAATCCGATCCAGGAGAACGTCATCTCATTCTCGGACATCCTTCCGAAGGAACTCGGGCTTCACACTTACATCGACTATGACACTCAGTTCGAGAAGACGTACCTCGATCCTCTGGAAATCATCTTCGATGCAATCGGCTGGAAGCGCGAGCAAACATCCAGTCTCGAAGATTTCTTTTCTTGATTTACATCCAACCACAACCCAATAAGATACCAATATGTCCTACATATTCACACTAACCACACCAGAGCGCAAGAGCTGGGATGGAGACTATTATTCTCCACCCAAGACCGTCACACTCGAACTAGACGTAGATGATCTCACAGTAGATCAGCTTTGTGCATCCTTTCAGGACTTCCTGAAGGGCTGCGGCTTCTACCTTGACAACGGAACGATTCAGTTCGTCGAGAATGACGACATCGACCAAGATTATCCTCAGGATGATCAGCCAGAGCCTGACACACAGACGACAGATCCAACTCCGAATGTCCAGACTGAATTCAATTTCAGCTCCGATCTCCCAGAGGAGCCAAAGGGATCTGCAAATGTCTAAGAACTGGCCACAAGATATCGCCGACATGCACACCAAGTTTGGTGTGAACGAAGTCGTACGCGAGATGGATCCTGAGAAGCTCAAGGCATTTCTAGAGTTCCGTATTCGGTTCCTACAGGAGGAACTGGATGAGATGAAGAACACGAATGAGATGGAAGACGTCACGGACGCGCTGATCGATCTCTGCGTGGTCGCCATTGGAACTCTGAATGCGTTGGACATCGATCCTTACATCGCGTGGGACCGCGTTCATGCTGCAAACATGGCAAAGCAGGTTGGCATCAAAGCCAGCAGACCGAATCCTCTTGGTTTGCCGGATCTGGTCAAGCCTGAAGGCTGGACTGCACCGTCACACCGCGATAACGTCGGTCTTCTCCATCGTCTAGAATGACCTATAGCCTGACCATCTTCAACTCGATCTTCGACAACAAGACCGAGAAGAGAATGGACTTTGCCGACTGGGCTAGCTTCGAGAAGCTTCTTTACCAGCTCTCGAAGCAACCCGGCCGAAAGCCTAAGAAGGGTGAGAGAAGCAAGAAAGCTTCTCCTCTCATCTCTCCTGCTGTTTACACTGTAAACACCACG